CTTGCATCTGCTGGGTTTCGGTATTCTCGATGACCCGGATGTTATCTTGTACCAGATCAAAGTCTTCCAGCCCCAGAAGTTCTTCGGCCAGCTTGGCCATCTTCTTGCCGGAGAAGTGGACAATAACCGAGGAGTCCTGTCCAACAGCCGACGAAACCAGCTGGGTAAGGTTCTGCATGAGATTGGCGTTACGGGCGAACCTGCGCGCGCCGATGGGGCGAATCTTGCCCTTGGCTGCGATGTCTTCCTTGGTGACCTTCAGAAACTCACGGAAGTTGAAATCCTCGTCCTGAACACGAATTGTCTCGGAAGCCCCGATGTTCCTGCGAGCAACCTCAAGCATGGCATTGTAGATCGGCTCGACAAACTTCTCCTCGAAGTACGAGGTCTTGTTGATGAAAATTTTGTTTTGCCCTTGCTCAAGAATCTGCATCTCGTAAGCGGTTTTCTCACCCGGAGTGCGGAAGCCCATAGCTGTCTTTGGAGCGCCAGCCATCTCTTCCATCTTCTGCTCATACATCATGATCTGTGTGTCGGCCTGAAGGACCATAGGATCAGGGTGCATGAACTCCACGTCGCCATCATCTCCCACAAATATGCGGGCGTTAGGCCCGTACTCAAAATCTTCAACAAGGCCCTTGATCTTCATGACCGGGTGCATGATCATGTCAAAGCCATCGGCCTTGGCGTTCTCTAGGTGGTCGATTCGGTACTGGAGTCCAACAAGATTGTCGAGAGGTCCCATGGCGTAAAGGTTGTCGGGCCTGATTCGCCAACCGCAATGGAATATGGGAGCTGTACCCAGCCACGAGGGCTGCTGAACGTCACGAATGACGTAAGCACGGTCCACGACGGAGATGCAGCGATTTCGCTGGAGGGTCTGGGTTTCAGGGTCGTAGATATCTCCATAGAAGTCCAGCACCTCCACATATTCGGATTGGAAATAGTTCATGAACGACGTAAAGCCGTCAACGATGAACTGCGAGTTCTTGCGGACGTCAAAGCCACGGGCGTTCTTGAATTTGAGACGAAGGCCGATGATACGGTCAAAGACCTCTTGGAGATAGCCCTTTTCCGGGTTCTCCGCCATGGTAGCTTTGAGATCGCCCAGCGTCATGATTGAACGGATGATCTTGGGGGCGTCTTCAAACCTCGCCACAGTGGGGTCAAAAACGATGTCTTCTGGCGAGATGCGGGCGAGTCGTGGGCCTACGTAGCCCTGTGTGACCTCCCCTGTCTGCTCGTCAACGTGCGTCTGGTTGATGTACTCCACCATACCAAAGCAGTTGCCGTAGTCGATCCAGTCCAGAACGCACTTGGACATCTCGGTAGGATACTGGCTAAGCCGCAGCTTGTTCTGCATGTAGGCTTGAATGATCTTGCGCTTGGCCTTGGTGTTGGACGTCTTGTCGTCCCCTTCCCACTTCATGCTTTTGTCGTTTGGCATGAGAGCAGCCATGTAGTTGGCGTAAAGGTTATCCCTGATCTGGCAAAGCTTGGGGATGTGGACCGAGTTCTTCCACGGCAGAGACGACACGGATGTCATCTTGGTAGACGTGGCAAACACGTATTCCCGCACCTCTTTCGAGAGCGCCATGGCCCCGTTGCGCCACTGATCCCACTCAATGTACTTGTCAGCGACCTGACACGCCTTGAGATCGGCGTCAGCGTATTCCTTGAAGTCTACAGCTCTAGGCAATTAATTACCTCCCACCAAGGCCACCGAATTTCGGGTGGGCTTTGAGTTGAAAAACGTTAGTTGAGTCTTTACCGAACAGGGCTCCCGCAGGCGGGACCAGATGTTCAAACGCGGAGGCTATAGCATCTTTACAGTCGTCGTGGGGTGGGTGCTGGAGAACAAGTTCGTCTTCCAGAACCTGACAGTTACCACCCCTGTAGTGCCACACAGACATGTTTTGATACCGGGGCTCTAAAATAGCGCGTAGACGCTCTTCCTTTGTTCCCTCGTGGCGTGTGGGCTTGTGCTCGACGATGGAGAGCATGATCCCGTTAGGCACGATGTACGAGCTTCTGAGTTCGTTTACGATGGCCTGCTGGGCCGCTGTTGTTTCGGCAATCAGCTTCCTAAAGTCCCACTTCTTGTAGAGTTCAAGAATGTGCGTATAGTAATCTTTGATCTCTGATGTCTTGAAACGGTCAATCTCAAGGACGTAGTGCCGTCTGTCTGCATCCATCCCTACAACTGCAATAGCTGTATAATCGGATCGTAGCTTTGTAGAATATGAGAAGTCGACAGCAGCAACAATATTGAGTCTTCGTCCCTGTATATACCAGTTTCTACCGTCATACTTAAGGAAGGCTGGATCAAAGTATTGGAACTTGTCCCGACCGATAGCGGCAGAAGAAGAGTCATTTGGGTCATTGTAGTACTGCGCCCTGAACTGAGTTTGATCGATGTACTTGGCTTTTTTCTTCGCAAGAATGTTTCTGTCGAACCCGAACCGCTGGCCGTCTGAAGCAATCTGGACAGGCCACAGGAACTGCCCTGTACCGTCTCCCGCGTCTTCTACCTGTCGCTCGAAGATTTCGTAGATTTTCTCTGCGTCGCCTTCTTCACCGTTTTCGTCGATAGGGACATACTCCATACTAAGCATGTCAGCATAAAGATCGGAGGGATGATAACGAGTGCCAACAGCAACCTCTTTAGCGTTAGCGCCTTCGATAGAAGCCAAGAGAGAATACTGCCGTTTGACCTTGTCTCGGCCTTCTCCGGTGTAAGCGTTCTCTTGGACAACAACGTCATCCAGAATTGCCAGATCGAAGTGAAGGCCGGTAATGGATTTCTCCAGACCGGCAATCATTATTGTGGGGTCCCGGATACCGTCTTCCACCCGTTTGGGGTGATCGACCATGATCTCCGAGTTGGTCCATTTCTTGCGCTTGCCTTCGTCTTGGTGCGTCATCTCCGGCCAGTAGCGCCGGTAGATGGAGTTTTGCATGATGTCTTTGATAAAGCCTAGCTGCTTTTCAGCAAGGTTGGCTGTCGACGAGATATAGAGGATTCGAATGGAGGGGTTTCGCGTTAACTCCCAAAGCGCGTAGAACGCTGCGATTCGGGACTTACCGTGATCTCGTGGCATCAAGACAAGTTGATGGTCCTTGGCGGACTTACGACTCAGCCAGTTGCACAGTTCGATGTGCACGTGCCCGAAAACATTCTTCGGGGCGACAAGACGGATGAACTGCTCGAAGTTCTCTTCGGCAGCTATCCGCACTTCGTCAAGAGTTGTGTTCCGTTTCTCAGCTACGGGGGTTTTTCTTCCGCGCCGTTTTGGTTCGGGCGAAGGAGCGATTGGATCGCTTGGATTGCATTTTGAGATTGGATCGTTTGTTATTGAGGGGGTTCCCATTTCGGTGACCAACGTCTTTACCATCTCCTTTTCGTGCCTTGCCTGCTTTTATCATCTTCCGGCGAGCTTTGTTCCGAGATGATCGCCTCTTGATCTGGGCGGGTTTGGCGTTGTACTTCTTCGCGGCACGTTTCTGGGCCGGGGTCATAGCCATACGTTAAAGGTCCTTTTTGAGTTTCTTGATCTCTTGGTTCAGTTTTTCGATAAGCACAGCTTGTGTTTCTACCACAGCGGTAAGCCGGGTAATCAACGAGCCTGTAGATGGACGGTCATCTTCTTTATCCCAAGACACCATTCCGGGCAACTTGCGTTCGCGCTTCCAGTATATCGCATATTGGTCTGGATCGAACCACCAGTCAGAGACTTCGGTGGATACCGGGTGGCCAGCGTACTTCCCTAGGTCGAAAGTACCGTCAACGGCGTAGTCCAGCACCAAGTCGGTGAGGAGGACGTTGTCGTCGTAGACAGCCGAAGCGTTGAAGGTGTTAGCACCCTTATCACCACCAGTCGCTCCAGACATGTACATACCGGTTGCGACGATGACTCGTGTTCCAAGAGACCCTGAAACCCTCGACAAAAGGTACAGATCGCCTGAAGCCGCACCCGCTGTGATATCGCGAGACACTCCACGGATAGCCGCCCCCACTGGCTTGCCGAGAGAAGCGTCCGTCATATTGAACGAGATTTGACCAACGATGTCACTTATCGCCGGGGTTGTTGTCGCATGGGTGAACGTAAGAACGGGTCCCGCGCTTCCGTCATCTGTACGGGTCAGGGCCATTGTGGTCGATCCCGGCTCGTTTACCGTGATGGCCGTCGTGAAGGCTCCTGATTGTGGGTTAAACAAAGGCATGTTATTCGAACTCCGTTACGCGAATATCACCAGAGGCCCAGATACCTGTGATGGGTCCAGTGTACACACTACCATTAGCCATGACCGGGAGTTCATAGTAAGACTGGTTGACCATGGAAAGAGAGCACGAAGTAGCCACGGCTGTTCCTCCGCTCAGGTCAATGTCGGCTGTAACTGCGGAGTCATTGAAAAGAGTAAGACCCTTACGGCGGGGGTTAGCCGCCGCAAGAGAGATACTCGCACCTGTTCCAGTTACGTTGGTTTTCGTACCAACTGACGGGGGGAGCTTCTCAGCCATTGTTAGATGGCCTCAACAAGCGTGCCGTAGAAGGTCAGTTCAACCGTAGCACCCGTGGCACCCGGATCAGCCGACAGGACAACTTCAACCTCATCGGCTGTTGTCGTCGCACCGGTGGATGTCGTGGAACCCGGACCCATACCGCGCACACCGTTGCAGCCAAACACGCCTTTGAAGCCTGTCGAGTTGACTGCGATAGTCGCGCCGTCGACGTAGGAGTCGGTGTCAGCGTCGTCACCGATGTCGTTCAGGTTCACCGCGTTAGTCGCAGCAACAGTAACCTCAACCGCAACGCAGCGGGGAAGGAAGTTAGCGGGCATACCAATGGCAGCCTCTTTGCCTGTCGTTGCACCGTTGGCAACCGTGACCGTAGCCACGTATGTCTGTTCCGAGAAGCGGTACGCATCGGTTGTAACCGCCGAGCTTTCGCCGAGTTCGAGCGCACCCACTTGGAGTGTGAGGCCACGCATATCTACTTTTCTATTCTTGGCAACCATGATTAGTTAGTTCCTTTCATCCTTTGGAAGTCAGCGTCAACGACGCTTTCCGACCGAGCTTGACGTTTGAGTTCACCCTCTACTTCTTTAGCGGTTGGGCGTCCCCGCTTGTTGGTTTCCTTGTTGTAATCAAGGTTAGCCAAATACTTATTCGCTGCCAAAGCGACAGCTTCACCAGCGGCACTTTCCGCAAGCTCTTTGACTCGCTGGATAGCGTCTGCCTTGTGAATAGCATCTATTTCTCTGTTCCATCGGGTGACTGCTTCTTTGAACCACGGAGCAGTTTCCATAAGGTACTCAAAATGTGAATACCCGTCGAGATATAACCTAGCAGCTTTAACACCTGTGATGTCCCCCAGTTTGATATAAAGGTCTTTGAAAATGGGACGTGGGTCCCCGTCGATAGTGCGTTCTTCCAGCCAGTACAGGCACCGGTCAAGATTGAGGTCAGGACGCGTGGACGCCAACAGGACATCTCCGAAGAGCCCCATGGTCATCCACGCGGAGTTCCCGCCCCTGAACTTTGAAGAAGAGTTGACTCTCATATCTGTTAGGTGTCCACAACGATTGTCTTGGTTGTCCCGTCACCAAAGATGATTTTCAGGTCTCCGTCCGCCGTATCCACAAATATCTTTGCGTAGCCGACAGTAGCCGAGGGGGCTGTGACCCCATCTTTGAGTGCCATGGCAAGTTCGGATCGAGGACCTTCAGAGGTGATCGCACCGACAATGGCGCTGTTCTGGTAAAGGTTGACGTTGGCGTTGGTCATTGAGCCAAGGAACACCAGACCGGAGTCCGCTCCGAATTGAAGCGTAGAGGCTGTACCCGAGTTGTTCTTGACGTTGAAGCGGGCGTTCGCCTTTGTGATCTCTTGGTCTTGGGTGAAGATGTTGGCCTTGTTGGTAAGGGGCACGTTGGTGCTGGCCGTACCGCCTGACTTGTTGAAGATCAGTTTTGTGCTGGTGCCAGATTGCGTACCCGTCTCAGTCCAAGTACCAACCGTGTTGACGTACTTCATCAACGGGCCGACAGTCATACCATCGTAGTCGATACCAACAGACGAGGTAGCCGAGCCAGATGTGACCAGCTTCTCGATAACGAAGTTGACAGTTTCGCCCGCCCAATCTCCGTTCACTGTTGTGAACAAGGCGAGCACCTGAGTTGCCGGACAGCCGTGGATTTCTGAGTCCAGAACAACGGAGATGCGGTGCCCACGGCCTGTGGTGGAGTCAGCAACACCCGCACCGTCTGTCTTGCTGATATTAAGGAAGCCTTGTGTCAACACACCAGCTTCCTCTAGCTGAACATGTGATTTGATGTACAAGGGGCCAAAGACACCCGGAGCAGCACCACGCTGTTCGATGGACATGCGGGCGGCCTCACCAAACCCAGCCACGCCTGTAGGCGCTAGGCCGATGTGGTTGATGATGGCGACACCCGTTGTGCCGTCGTTGTTGTTGAACAGATCGGCACCGCTGGTCGGGTTCATCAGTTTGATCTGGGTGTCCGAGTCTTGTTCAATCAGTTCGTCGATACGGAGAGCACCTTTCCATCCGTAGGCGATTGTTGGGCGACCGGCTTCCCGTGAGTGTAGATACCTGACGTGAACGTCGTCTCCGTTGTTACGGAGGCTGAGGGGGTACGACACGTGGACGGTAGAGATGCCTTCACAGTAGATGTTACGGGCTCGTTTAGTCTCGTCAGTGCCTCGCGTAACATCAAGGAACAGGCGGAGGTTCTCTCCGTACGCCTGCTCGATGTAAACGTTCGTAACAGCATTTTCAAAATACAGCCACCACGTACCAGCATTGTACATGTCGGCGTTGGCCCACTCCTTGTCTTGGAGAACCCGGTGGCGACCAATCCTTACGTCGCGTGAACCATCCTTGATTTGCCAAAGGAACGACGAGGAGCCGTTGGCAAACGTCCTGTCGATCTCGATTGTAGCCCCGTTGAAATTCAGGTAAAAGTTGGTGCACACCCCGTTGACAATTGAGGGGGTAGCCGTGTACACTGCATCTGTGGAGTGGAGCTTGTACGTACCAGCAGAGTTGAACACGTATTCGATGTTCGTCTTGCCGTAGGTGTCTACAAGCGTCTTCAGCCCCGCTGTGGAGTCAGCAGAGCCATCAGCGTAGATACCACTGAAGAGGTCAACAAAGACAACCTTGGACCCTACAGCCGCTCCATCCGGGGAGACGTGAAGAACTCCGACGCCAGAAGGGTTGCTGAGGAACTGCTCTAGGTTGACTACTGTGTTGAGGAGGTTGTCAACATATCGCTTGTTGGCGATAGACCCACTGAGTACCGGGTCCTTTACGTTGATACCTGTGTTGTCGTTGAAGTCAATGTCGGCTTCCATCTGGTTCGGGGAAGAACCATCCCGACTAAGGGTATTGTCGAATGCTGCTACAATCTTGTCG